TCAGTCGTTCGCATTCATGTACTTTATTATTCTCTCCTTGGCGATGTGGTAGCTGGCCTTTACGGCAGAAGGCGTCGACTCGATGGCGTCGGCAATCTCCTCATAGCTCAGTTCGTCGTAGTAGCGCAGGCAGAACGCCGACCGCTGCTTGGACGGAAGCGTCTGTATAGCCCGCTGCAGGCGCACCGCCTCAAGGTCGCTGTAGTCGGTGTAGCCGTCGGAGGCGATGCGGTTGGCGCCGTTGCCGCCCTCCTCCAGCGACACTGCCGGCTGTTTGCGCGAGCCGATGAGTCGGAAAGCCTCGTTGTTGGCTATCCGGAATATCCAGCTGCGCAGCGCTGCGGCGTCACGGCATTGGTCGAACGACCGGAATATCCTGATGAATGTCTCCTGCGTGGCGTCCTGAGCGTCCGCGTGTGCAACCACCAGTCGGCGTATGTGCCAATAGACGGGCTGCTTGTACTTCTGCATCAAGAGCCGAAAACCGGTTTCTGGTTTCTCCCGAACGTAGCGTGCTATAGTGTTGTCTTCAATGTTCATCGTTCTTTCTTACTCTCTGCTTGTTTGTTTTCTTTAGTTGATGCCCTTTCGGGTATATGGTGTCACCTTTAGTAACGAACTCGTTTTGATAGGCGTTACGATTATATGACCCGTCGGAGGGCTGAAAGTAAAAAAGGGAAAGCCGATTTTTGCGTTTTCCCGTGTTTTTTTTCTATGTTTTGCCGTCTTCGGAGTCTTCTAAACTAACTTTTTTCTATATTTAGATAAAATTTTCACGAAAACTTGCACGTATTACGAAAAAAGTGATTACCTTTGCACTCGCTTTTGAGATATATCTCATCCGGCAATCGGGATGTAGCGCAGTTGGTAGCGCACTACGTTCGGGACGTAGGGGTCGCAAGTTCGAATCTTGTCATCCCGACAGAAAAAGGGTTAAAACGCTATTTCCCAGTGTTTTAGCCCTTTGTCGCTTTAATATACTCGGCGATAAGTCGGCGTGTGTGAAAAGTCAGTATAATTATTTGTTTAACCGAGTCCTCGACGCAAAAACGTAGAGGACAAAAAAATGTGCTCAAAAAATTCTGAAATAAACAAGTTGAAGGGCTGGACTCCACCGGTCTTTCATCAGGCGTCGGAGTGTTATGTATCGTTTACGGCATTTTGTCCGGAAACGGGGAAAATGAAGCTCAAGAAAATAATGCTTGGCCGCATAAAGAGTAAGCGGCTGCAAAGGGAGAAGGCACGGCAGATAATGCAGCACTTAACGGAAAAGCTGCTCGATGGGTGGAATCCGTGGATAGAGGCTGTAAGTCCAACGGAATACACGCTATGGGATGATGTCGTGCTTAAATACGAGCAATGGTTAGCGAAAATGGCCAAAGAAAACGGCTATCGCATGGAGACAGTAGCAAGCTACATGAGCTACATGAAGGTGTTGAAGGACTGGATAGCCGACAAGAATGTACATTATATATATCAGTTTGACCGGCGCGTAGTCGGCAAGTTTCTGGACTACGTATTTGTCGAGCGCAACAATACCCTGCAGACACGTAATAATTACTTGGCATGGATAAAGACCTTCGCGAAGTATCTTGTGCAAAGGTCGTACGTGCCAAAGAACCCGACTGAAGGGTTTCAGATGGTTATGCGCAGCGCACGCTTCAAAAATCGCGATACGATAGATGAGCGCAATCTGCAGCGATTAAAAGAATATCTCGAGAAGAATAACCGCCACTATCTTTTGGCTACATACATATTATATTATACGTTCTTGCGTCCGCGTGAGATGTCGTTACTGAAGATTGAAGATATCAACATCAAGAAGCAGCTGATACTCGTGCATGGTGACAACGCCAAGAACCACGCCGACGCTGCTGTGACCTTACCGAAGAAGATATTGCTGCTGATGGTAGAGCTGGGCGTGTTCAATAGCCCTGGCAGTTATTACCTCTTCTCCAATGATTTTAAGCCCGGGGCGGAATACCGCTCCGAGAAGAGCTTCCGCGACTATTGGCTACACCATGTAAGGCGCGACTTGAAGTTCCCGGAGCGGTACAAGTTCTACTCACTTAAAGACACTGGCATCACTAACATGCTCAGGCAGCATGTGGATACCGTATCTGTGCGTGATCAAGCGCGACACTCAAGCATTGATATAACAAATATCTATGTGCCGCATGACATGAAGCGTGCGAATGCTACGTTGAAAGACTACGACGGCGACTTTTGAAAGCTGGAGGGCACGGACTACTTAAGGGGATAGAACGTGCCCTCTACAACATCTGATAGTTCGCCGTCAACGACCTCATATTTGAGCTGTTGGCAGTAGAACTTTTGGTTTGCGATATTGAATATGCGGCGCACATCACGACGCTGCACAGTGCGGAAGCGTATAGTGTAAACCGTCGTCAGGTCAACATCGACATTTGTAGACCAGTATGTATTATACATGCCGGTACTCGAATTTATGGAGAGGTCGTAGTTGCCGTCAGCTTTGACAATACGCACGGTCTGATGCTCCCAGAAGGGGTATGAATGAGCGGCATCACGTCTGGTGCGAACCTGCAAGCGGCTGTTAATAGTGACGGGCACGACTGGATAATGGTTGTCGCGAATCTCGCCTATAACCTCAAATTTGCTAACCCCCATGTAAAAGCCCACGTACATGTTGTCTTTAGCTGACGCTTCAGAAGTGTCGCTAAACAAGCGCTCAGCAACACCCTTGCCCTCATTTTCGTCGACAACAGTACCCACATCGCCGTCACCATTCTCTACGATCGGCATCGGGTAGCTATAGTAGTTACGCAACTGCGAAAATACATTTTCGATAGGAACTATTTTAAGTTCGGTTTTATCTGTATTGGACTCATCGACGCGCGGCCCGAACTGGTTAATCATCGCCAAATTTGTAAAATCAGAATCCACCGACCAAACAGCGAAGGGAAATTCGAAATCTACCGCTTGTATGTTAGAAGGGTCTGCCCCGTTAAGGAAGAAGCCTCTATTATAATATGCCGTCATTGAATGGTATGAATCCACGACTTTCTGCGGCGGAGCGCCGCGCTTGTCGAACTCCGGATCACCGCCTAAGATGTGCGACCAAACATCCCAAAGTTCGAAATAGTACATGTCGTATTTAGCTTGTTTGTGAGGGCATTTGACGTACTCTATCTTTTGCGCGAAGTCAGCGTCAAGAGCATAGCGCTTATAGATGGGAGTGTTGGGGAACTTGTAGCTCACGTTGTGGTAAGTGACGTCGTCTGGTGGGTCTTGGTCGTATTTTTTATCAACACTACCGACAATATCGGCACTATTGACGATCTCAACTGCCGTAGCGCTATAATAGCTGCGCAACGTTTGAATTTCTACATTTTTAGTATTATTGTCAACAAGAAACCTCACGCCGCACAGCTTCTCGACCTCTGAAATAAAGTCCGACACCTTCCAGTTCTCGACCATCTCGTTGTACTTTAGAGTCTTGTAGCCATGCACAAAGATGAGCTTGCTCAGCTCCTTGTGCGAGCCGAGGATATTGCTGGCGATATTGTACCCGAGGGCGGTAATGACGCGTCGAACAATAGCGGCAAGATAAGGCTGTGGGCATAGCGTAGTGCCTTTTTTAATAGTAACTGAGGTCGCGCCCTCGGTCTTGTTGATTTCGTTATAAACCTCGGAGCTGGCTGCGAGCTCATTGACGCCTTGACCGAAGAGCTTAGCTTTAGCGACGACGGGGCAACAAACGAAGTCGAATGTCGGGTATGAAGCATACAGAGAGTCTTGAGCGATAGATTCGCTCAGCTCGTCAATACCGCCAAGGTCGAGGTCACGGATGTATTTGTCGCTGCCAGTAAGAAAATTTAGTTCTGAGTTACCGGCAGCGATCTGTATTTTTACATTGCGGTCGCTTATCTCAAGAATTATCTCTGTGCCCTTGATGATAACACCCTTCTCACAGTAAAGTATCGCTGAGCGGTTTTGTGGATGCTTCGCAATATCAATGCGATGGATAGCATTATATATGACCGCATTTTGAGGATCATCAAGTGATATGTCGATGTCGAGGGTGTGTTGGCCTTCGGAGGTGAAGAAGGGGTTGCGGTCGTAGAACTCCAAGGATATGTCAGCAGCGAGGTGAACCTCGCTGCCGTCAATAAATAGCTTTATCATTTTCTTTGTCTGCTAACGTTAGACTTCATTTTATTCACCAAGCGCTCTGCTTCTATTGTGCCATGCTTGCCCGTAGCATAGGTCTCGGCGACAATGGGAGTAGAGAATCGCTTGTCGATATTATTAAGTGAGCGTACGATGCGAGAGAGAACCGTTGTGACGGCAGACGTATCAGGCGCCGCTGTAGCAGCGACGGCCTTTTGACCGGCAACAGCTCTACGAGGCACAAACTGCGAAGAACCTGGCACCACGGCGGCGATATCTTCAGACGACAGACGCGACACGCTGCCAGAGCGCTGCGCCTCATTGATGAGGTTGAGCACTGGCATAACATTTGGATTCGCTGTAGCAAATCGGTTCGCTACAAACTCGTTGGAGTGCACAATGCCTTGCGGTTTATCCCACGGACCGGCAGGAGTAAAGCCGCCAGTGTCGAAGCTACCAACGGCTGCTTTAGCCATCTCAAAAGCAGCCGTGATAAGCGCCGTCTCGACAGCAGCCTTAGCAAGACCCGCAGCTCCAAGGGTACTGACATTCTTGGCTATGGAAGCCGCACGTGCCGCAAGAATGGTTTTCTCCAGCGCATCAATGATTAAAGACAGAATACCACGCAGGAAATCTTTAAATTGAGCTCTCTCGCCTTGAAGAACTTTGCTCATCTGCTCTCCGAGCTGCTGGCCTGCAGATACGATAGCCTCACAGATGATGTCATTGTATTTTTGCGTAAGCTCTTGCTTGCGTTTAAGGGAGGCTTCTGTTTGCTCGAGCTCTGTGTTGTCTATCTCCTGCTGAATAGCTTGGCGCTGTTCGGCAGTAAGTTTTGTTCCATCGAGGAGTTTCTGAAGGTACCCTTGCCAAGCCTTTGATCTATTCTCTTGACTCTGCTCGTCGAGATAGCCTGCTTTAACATTGGTCTTGCGTTGACTCTCCATAAGCTCGTCAAATGTTGTCTTCGCATCACTGATGAGCCTGCTGTTCGACTCTTTGTTGGCTTTGTCAGTTTCTGCCGTAAACCGCTCTTTAAGCTTCTTAAGGTCTGCCTGGTAAACCTCCTCGCTGATAATCTTCTTGTCATGAAGATTCTCAAGTAGCGCGAGGTCATGGTCGTACTTTTGCTTAATAGTGTCGAGCTCATGGGCGAGCTGCTCCGCCTCGGTATCACCGAATGACTGCTCAATTTCGTGGAGTTGGTCGTAAAGTTTCACCTTGTAGTCAAGAATCTTCTTTTCTATCTCGGCACGCTTCTTCGGCTCAAGACCAGCGACCTCAAGTTTTTTGTTAAGCTCTTCGAGCTCAAGGTCTTCAACCTTACGGTTATAGTCTTCTTGTGTGGCAATAGAACCGTCGAGGTAAGCTTGCTTGGCCTGTGTGCGTTTGTTCTCGTACTCTACAGTGATAGAGTCGAGTTTTTTCTGAACGAGCTTTTGGCGTTCGACTTCAGGGTCAGGCTTGGTGCTTTTGTGCGATGACGAGACGTAATGGCCGGGTTTGTTGTCATTGTTTTTACCCAAAGATTCAGAACCGCCATCTGTTACCACGCTTGCAAGCGCACTTCTCAGTTCTTTGTCACCATTAACAGTCTTATCTAAGGCCCTCTTTCGCGCAGCGAGAACTCTCTGTTGGCTCAGGTTCGCATTTAAACGGCCTTCGTGAATGCCTCGCTCCCGCTCTTTCTGAGCTAGCGCAGCCGAAACGCCCCTTGTCGTCCGACCACCAGAATGATACTTGTACTCTTTGTAAACTTCAGGATGAGCCTCAATTTCTGCATTTACTGATTTAATAGAAAAACGTATCTTCCGCTCTTTTAGCTTGAGCGCAAGTTCTTCGCGTGCTATATCAACTTGCTGCTCGTTGATAGCCTGCGCCATAGCAGCCTGATTAAGCTTTTTGATGTAGTCATCAATAGCATTAGCATTCTCCTCGTAAAGCTTACCCTCGTTCTTGATTTTTGCATGATACGAAGGCACGATTCTCTGCAAAGCAGCGATGGCAGCCCTGCGTTCATTAATGGAAAAAGCGTTAGAATGGATAATTTTGTTAAGCTGCGCAATGCGTGTCTTCTCCTCAATATGGCTCTCAGCTACCCTCTTGTCAATCTCGGCTTGCTGCTTTTTAATAGCGTTAGCCTCTTTGACCTCCTGAAGGTTGTCGTGTATGGCTTGTTTGTGCGCTTGCCAAGCTTTTGTGGCAGAGTATATGGCGACGCCCACAACTGAAAGCACCGTCGCGAGAGCTGTCCATGGGTTTGTTAGGCTCGCCAGACGAGCAGCACGCATTACAACGATGTAGCCTTGCACGCCTCTGGTTAGCAAAGCCCATACGGCATGTAGAGCTACCATTGCCGAACGTGTGAGCGTCATAGTTGCTCTATATGCAGTATCAAGAGCTATGGCAACCCGTAGGTAAGCATTGTATAACTTGGTTTTTATTATTGTTAGTGTAAGCACCCCATTGTATAACATTAGCGAAGCTGCCACAGCTGATATTGCAACGGCGTGTTTTGCAATAAACTCACCGACTTGATATATAATCTTCATGACTCTGACGAGCAAAGAACCTGCAGTAATGCCGTGCTGAACAAGTGGTAAGAGTTTCTCACCAAGTTCAATGCTTAGTTCATGAAATTGTTTTTTAGCCTTGTCAATACCAGCCTGAACTGTAGAGTTTTGTACATCAAACTCATCAAGAATACTAGTGCCTTTGCTGTACGCATCATTAGCAACGGCTTGTGCCTCGCGCACCTGATCAAGATGTGTTGCAACAGATGATAGGACGCCAACTGCACGTGTGCCTTCAAGCTTCATCTCTGAAAAAAGCGGTGCCATCTTTTCAAAACCACCAGTTGACTTCATGGCAGATAGGAAGCGTAATAAAGCTTCGTTAGCATCCGTCTTTAGCAAATTGGTGAAGTTCTTGACATCTACACCTGCAAGAGCAGCAAAACGTGCCGGTTCCTGATACATTTTTGTAATCAACTGTGAGAATACAGTGGAAGCTGTCGCCTCTTCCTGCATGTTCTGGTCGAGGGCAGACGCAAGACCCATAATCTGAGATTGTGTCATGCCAGCCTGAATAGCTACGCCTGAAAGATCTGCGGTAAAGTCAACAATGTAACCAGCGTTAGCTGATGAAGATTGAGCAAGGTCGTTTACCGCAGAACCCGTAGCAAGCATTGCACCACGCAAACCCTTCTTTTTATCCTCACCAAACATTTGTGCGAGCTTGCCTACCTTTTCAACTGCGCCTGGGCCAAGATCATCTTTAAGTGCCCCTTTGATTTTATCAGCTCCATCGACAAATTCTTCGATTGCTTTTTTGTTGGTGATACCAAGACGACCCGCAGAACCAGCAAGAGCGTTAAGTTGATCACGAGTCGTACGTGTATCCAAGCGCTTGAAATCCTCGTTCATTTCGCGCACTTGTGTCGCCGTTTGTCCAGTGTATTTGCGTACATCCGCCATCGACTCTTCCATGTCAGCGTAATCATTGACACTTTGGCGGATTTTAGTAGTAGCACCACCGAGAGCATCGAGGCCTGTCTGAAGGGAGTAGTACCACTTATTGAAAAAGTCAGCCAAATTGCCGAGCCGCTTGCCGAGCGACTGCGACTCCTCAACGACACCGCGCACGGCACGCTTGTGCTCAGCAAGGATAGAATTGAGTTGTGCAATCTCCTTGACTTTATCATTATACTCTTGGGTGCCGATAGTCATCTTCTTGACATCGCGTGTAAGTTCACGAATGCGCTTCTGGATAACAGGGATAGTACCCTCTACCTCTGTGCCGTCAATAAAAACCTTGACTGTGCGATTATAAGTTTTAGCCATAAAAACAATATTAACGGGTACAAAAATAGACTATAAAAACATCTTGGCAAAGGACGCAAATTAAAGCATGCAAAAACTTGCATATATCGAAAAAAAACATTAACTTTACTGCAATTATAAATAACCCTATAAACGACAATTATGTATCATCTAACTCAGACACAAGCCATGATTTTAGTAGTTGTGTTGCTAATTGTTTTTCTCGTGAGAAGCACAGGCAAGGCAGTTAATAAAATGTGTGATGACGACCTTGGCAGAAAATATCCCGAATTTAAGGAAGCCTTGAGCATCGGCTACCCGCTACTCCTATGTCAGGAAATGAAGAAACGGGATATGGTGTACCGTGATTGGCGATGGGTGCCACGATATTGTAAAAACGACGTACACGACCCCGAGTTACGTAAGAAAATGAAAGAAAAAGACCTTATACTCAACGATGATAATAAATGGGTGTTTACAGGTAAAACAAAAGAATATCTGCAAAAAAATCACAGTTGGTAAGGTCTGCAGCACTAAAAAAGGCAGAGAGCTAAAAAATCAAGCTCCCTGCCTTTTTTAATGCTGTTTTTTGACAATTGTCACGCGGTCTATTTGTTCGAGCACGTCTTTGGCTGCTCGATCGCCATAGTATTCGGCGGCGATGTCTGCAAGGCCCTGCATCTGCTGTTCGACGTTCTTGTCAAGCCAATCTACCGGTCTTCGGCGAATCGGACCTGGAGGAACGTGACGGTTCGGATTGTGCGAACCGCGCACAACTCTGCCATTGAGCCTGATATAACCGTTACCTACGCCGTAGGCGACGAATACGCCGTAGCGGACAAACTTGAAGGCTACGGCGTGAGCCAAGCCATCGTCGCGCGCCGTATTAGTGGCAGACTTCAGTCGAGACCGAAGTTCGCCGCTATACACATTAGTCTCCGCAACAAGCGTACCGAGCGAGCGAGAACGGACTGTCTCGCCCCAATCTTTCACGCGTTGATTAAACTCGTTTGCGGACATTATTGAAGCATTGCTGCTGTCGAACTTTGTCATAAACATCACATTTTAGAAATGTCAGCGTACTCCGATGTAGCGTCGAACGACGGGCACGCCTTCGTTGAGAAGTCACGATGACCACGTATGACGGCGGCAGGATACTGACGCTTTAGACGCATGAGCAGATTGACAAGAGCGTCGCGCTGAGCGTGCGTGCGTGTATCCTTTGGCTGCTGTTTGTCATCGACACCGCCGATATAGCACACACCGATGCTGTTGGCGTTATGGCCTGCACAATGGGCGCCGACCTTGGCAACCGGCCGACCTTCGTGTACAGTGCCGTCTCGATATACTACATAGTGATACCCGATGCCGTCAAAGTGTCGATTTCGATGCCATCTATCAATGTCGGCAACAGTGAAATCCTTGCCCTCCGGTGTCGCAGAGCAGTGAATAATAATAAGTTCTATTTTACGCATACTTTACAATTTTGTGATTTGAAAATGAATATTGTCAATAAACCATATATGGCGAGAAGTCGAATGTGTCCGGAATATAGCTGATTTCTCCGAGATAGCTCATCGCTATCCTGTGGCATGTGCGTTTGATATCGTCAAGCGTTGGCTTGTGAAAGTAGTCCACCTGGTGATACTTGTCGGTCTTCTCGAAGAAGTCGTAGTCGATATGTACCATCTTGATAAAAAGACGCCACGAGCCATCTGGGAGCTGCTGTATCGGCACCCATTTTTTGAGCTTCGTCACGCCGTCACCTCCAGTCTCATCTCTTCGCCAAGCGAAAGCAACTCCTTCGCCCTCGCCTTGCACTTCTCGCGCCAGCACTGCAGCTCGTCAAGCTCTGACAGCTTCTCGCTTGCCTCTTCATCACTCACCGCTGCCGAGTTCTGCATCAGCATAAGGCTGTTGAAGGCTATAGCCTCTGCAGCGTCTTCAGGATACTTGAAGCGCACAAGCGCATTGACTATTGCGCCGTAGTTCCACACGCCTGCTTCGAGTTCAACACTCTCGTCGTAGCCGTTGCCGACAACGACCGACACTTTTTTTCTGCCGAGGTCATTCTGCAATCTGATGTCCTCGCGCTCATTGATATTATCCATACACATCTTGTTTTAACAATAGATTTGAAACAGAATATTTACTTTTGACTTTAAACACCTCGAAGTGCCCTTTGACTACGTAGTAATCAAAAAGGCGTGGGCAATATCGTTTAACTGCTCTACGGCGCAACGCATACGTTGCCTTGTCGATAAAGAAGCCCATGTAGCTGTTCAGTGACATTAGGTAATGATCAAGCGCATAAGCTTCGTCAATACCAAAACGTCTGATGCCTACGAGATACGCGTCAAGTTCTTTTAGCTTCTCAATAAAGCCGGCTACGGTGCGGTTAGAAATATACACTCTCTCCATTTTTATGAAAGCTCCGACGAAATACACGCCGTGAGTGACGTCCTGGATATACTGTTTGTCATGGTGCAGCTCCAAGTTCAGGTGTCGCTGTAGAAATACACCTGCCTTGTCGCGCAGCATCAGCACGTCTGCTTTACGACTGCAGACGACTGCAAAATCATCAACAAAACGCTCGTATCTCGCACCTACACTCTTGCATAAGCCCATCATGTATTCGTCGAGGAACGACATGTAGAAGCCTGCGAGAAGCTGCGAAGTGATGTTGCCGATAGGCATGCCGCGGTAGTCTGGCTGAAGGAATAGCGTCTTGCCTGTAGGTAGCATAGCCCACAACCTCGAATCTCCGCGCTTTATACAGTTGCTCTGCGGTCTATGTCTGATAGTAACCGTCAGCAGATAGATGAGCAGGTCAACATCGTCTTCGTGATAATATTTGCGCACGAATGCCGTTACGAGCCTCTCTAATATGCGAATGTCGATATTCATGAAGAATGCCGCTATGTCAAATCTACCTACATAAGCCCTGCGCGTATAGCTGCAGGAGACCTCTAAAATATCTCGCCTTAAAGCAGCTACCGCAAGCCTCACACCCTTGCCTTTACGACAATTCCATGTAACGTCGCCCATCGCGGCGTATCGTCGCTCGAACAACGGCTCAATGCGCATACATATCCAATGTTGCACAATGCGGTCACGGAAGTTTGCCGCGAAGATTTCGCGCAGCTTCGGGCGCGTCACGCAGAAACAAATGCTTGTTTTCGGCGTGTAGTCATAGTTCTCACACTCTACCATCAGCCGTAGTAGGTTGGTATCATGTAGTCTGTAAAGTACACATTGCTCGCTCGTCATTTTGTTAGAGCAGCACTGATTGAAAGCTTCTATCCACCCTCTTATCCTCTTTTCACTTAATGCGACGACCGGACGCACCTGATAGCCATTGGCCTTATTGTTGTTGTTGTTGGTCTGGCCGCTGGACGGCTGCTGATTCCACGTATTAGTCTCCGTATACTCTGAAGACGACGTCATTATGCGCACTACCTTGTTCTTAACGAGCGGACTGCTAAGTCCACTTGTGGCGCACCCATTCAATACTAAAGAGGTTTTATTAGTTGCTACAATCGTAATCATAACCACCAATCATTTAGCCAAACATATTAACCTCTTGCGAACTACGCATGGCCAGCGACGACTTGTACCACGCGCCGGTTCGCCTTGCTAATTCGTCAAAATCGCGCAAGAACATCGGGTATTGGCTATTGCTGATAAATCTGCCGTACCGAGGCAGTTTCACAGACCTCGCGCCTACCGGTGTATTTATCATGCCCACACTCTCCTTCTTGCTGTATTCATGCAACTGACGTACAATCGTCTTGATGATGGTCATGGAATGGATGAGGGCTGCAATATATTCTACTCGTTGGCTAATGTCGCTCGTATTGAGAGCGTACTCGCAGACCGACAACGCGTCGATGGTTTCGTTAACACATCTTGACGTGACCGTCTGTAGACCTGCTGCATTTTTCGGAATACGCTCCGATACTTGCATCAGGCTGCCAAGCAGCTTCTCTAACTTGCGATAAATTGAAGATTGACTCGCTTTCATATAAATGTTACTCCGCCAAAATGACGGCTTGCAATGTGTGTTTGTTATCGGCGGAGCGGCGGAAAGCCGCCCCGCCCGAAATGTTAAAGTTTGAATGCGACGACCGGACGCACCTGATAGCCATAGGCCTTAATGCCGTTGCCGCCGGTCTGGCCGCTGGACGGCTGCTGATACCACGTATGAGTCTCCGTATACTCTGAAGACGACCACTGCCACGAAGTGTTAAATTTAACAAAACGCAGGTCGGCGGCACCCTTGGCGAAAATGTTATGATTAGCACCTACGACATAGCCTTTAAGGTGATACCACGTGCAACGAGACAGTTCGCCGATTGATGCCAACGACCAGCGCCCCTCACCGAACTTCTCCGCTACCTGTTCGCCTGGCTTGTCGGTGGCAGGCACATAGGCGTGACAATAGCTCGCTGCAGGATAGTAATACTGCTGATACTTCGAGGCGTTGGCGTGCGAAGCCTGCACAGCCGATATGCAACTCGCGAGATTCTCTGCCATCGTCTGAGAGTCTGTGCGCTTTGGTATCGGCAAGCCGACATTAACGTCTTGAAGAATATAGTCGCGATGCGCTATTATCTTCAGCGTGTGCAGCTGACCGCGCGCCACCTTGTCGCCGACTCGTAGACCTACCTTGCCGAGATACTCGCCGAGGATGGTGTGTCCGACGCTGGTATTCCACATCACATCGGTAATCTCGTCGAAGCCAATGTCACTGATAGTGTTAAGGTCGTCGTACTCCTTGAAGCCGTCGTTGGCAGTATTCGCCTCGTCGCGCATATTCGCATCATTGACAGTGTAGCTCTGCGAGATATTCTGTATGAGTGGCAGGTCGTACACATTATACACAGCGTTGCTCTCCAGTTTGATGCCAGCCATACCGTTGTTTTTGTCGCCGGCGTTGTTGTACAAGCCCCACACTCTGCTACCGATGTCTTTCAGTGCTACGGCGATAGCCCACGTGCGTGTCGGGTCGATGTAGAAGATGATGCCGATCGGCGTTGAGTCTGTAAGGTCTACGTCACTGCCATAAGTGCCGTCTGCAAAGATATAGTCGCCCAGCTGCGCCTCGTAAGCATAGAAATAAACCTCTCGCGTGGTTTCGATGACCTTGCCGTTTGACAACTGCAACGTCACGGTCACGGTAGCCTTATCGTTATTCTCCTTTGTGCCAGTCTTTGTAGCAGTGATAACACCGGTCTTGGGGTCGATGGTCGCAAACCTGCTCTCTGTCATCTTCCAGGACACAAGCACAATATCATTGCCGTTCTTTGGTGCAACAGCGAGTTTCAGCGTGTAGCGACCCTCTTGCGGATAGTACGACACGCCGGTGAGCGAAGCACTGATGATTTCGTTCTTTGTGTATGTCACACGCAGCGCATTGTTCTCGTCGTCAACGTTGCCCCACATACCCACCATGCGCATCTTCAATGTCGCATCAACCGTAACATTCTCAGAAAGCGTGATGCTGCCGGTCAGCTTAGCCTGCTTGTCGAGGAGCCATGTCAACGTCTCGACAGACACGTCCTGCCAGTCAACACCTAGGATAGTCACGGATGCTATCTGCGTACTCTTGTTCATCTGTTCGATGAGTGCGAGAGCATCAATGCGTGGACATGTAGCCTGATTGAGATATACGTTCTGCAGATTGGCGTAGCCCTCAAGCGTCAGTGTCTCCAAGCCTCTCTGTCCGTCAAGGTGCAGGTCGGTCATAGTAGCAGGCAGCTTCACCGTCTTAAGGAACTCCTGCGTAGGGAGCGAGACATCAGTCAGCTTAGTGCCTTGTGCGTCTATACTCTGCAGGCGTGTGTTCTTCGATGCGTCAAGCGTACCCGTCAATGTTGCGAGGTTATGCACGTCAAGCGTGCGCAGCGCAGCAAGCGGAGTGATGCCCACACTCGTAGCTTTGAGGTGTATGTCGCTCTTAGTGTCGCTACCAGCAATAAGGCTGCGTATGCGCTTGCCGTTGAAGGCAAAGGTCTCGTTGGCTGGCTTGTCATACCATGTGCCGATGTCACTCATATAGTTCACGCCGCACACGATGTTCTGAGTGTTCGAGTCAGTCACGCCAGTAGCCCTGATCTTGTCGCCAGCCTTCACGCGCTGACCGTCGAAGATGGTAGACTGACCGATAGTGACTACAGGGTAAAGCCACATCGCCATCGTTAGGTCGAAGTTCACCGTCATCTGCTCCGTTGAGCGATAGTTGATGTTGCCGCCCGACGGATTTTGAGGGTTAAACTCGCCGTACTTGGCATAGCTGCTCATGTAGATGGTTCGGTCCTTGCACCATTGGCGCTCGCCCTCTTCCTGCGAGCCGAGCGACTGCGTGATAGGGTCGGTGTCATTATTGTAGTTGCCTATCTCCATCTGATAATGAGCGTACTCGTAGCCGACACGCGCCATCTCATTGTAAGCCACCGCAGGGAAATACTGGTTCGTGCTGAAGAAGTATTTCTCCCAGCAGCCCTCAACAGAACCGCCGCCAAGCTCCGCCATCGCGTCAAGTATCTCCTTCATCATCGAGCGCAGCTCTGTAGCGAAGCAGGCCTCCATCATGTTGTACAACACGTTGTCCTCGCCGTTCCAGTAGTTTTTACCCAACGAGTTGTCGAAGTCATGCTCCTCTACCCAGTATGGCTTAGTCAGCTTGCCCTGATTGTCCACCGGAAGAATAGAGTCGAGGTCGTCTTGCACGGCGCGGATAAGCGAAGTATTGTTGAGCACTCTGAAGTAGGTGTTCTTGGCGCGGTTATCACAAGCCGCCATCAGCTTCATTACGCACATTAAGAATAGAATGTCGCGCTTGTGGAAGTAGTTCGTAATCTTCGCGCCAAACTCTTTCTTGCGCGCCTCGATAAAGTCCTCGTTCACCTTATCCCACTCGATGTAGGTCTCGTGTGATGCGAAGTCGCTGGGCAGATAGTCAGCCATCTGCGTCTTAAGGTTCAGCGTAGCGTGCGAGCCGTCGAGGTTTTTCGATGTGCCGCCCGGAACCCATGCCTTCAGTATCTCTTCATAGAAGTACAAGTCGTAGCGAGCCGAACCACTCTCCGCCTTTGTCACCCAGTAGCAATAGCTGATGTCAAGGTCTTTAGCCTCCTTCAGCTGTGCATATGTGCCGTTGAAAGGCTTGATACGATTACTGTGTAGATACACAAAGTTGAACGCCTCGATGAAGCGAGAGATGGTATTAAAGTTGCCAAGGTCGTAATCCCAGCACGTCGTGCCGGCATAAACGTAACCCTCTTCTGCTTCGTCGTAGTTTACATCGCCCTCAATCCAAGGTATCTGATGCTTTGTAAGGCGCGGGTTGTTGTCTGAGCCTTCAATCATCAGGAAGTCTGACGTATTCTCTTTGTCATAGCCAAAGGTCGGCTTGTCGCCCTTGCCGGAGCCGAATGTGCCCATGCCGACAAATACCGGCTCAGCGTCCTCTGGCTCCTGCTTGAACACGAGGAACGGGTCTTCGTACACTGCGACGCGGCTGTTCTCCATGCCCAGTGCCTCGTTGAACTCATTTTTACCCACCACCTTGTAGTAAAGGTCGTTGTACATCTTTGTCGCGCCCATCTTGTGACTCTGAGGCGAGGACGCCCAATTTCGCTTGTCTACGAGCTTCACAGCCATAGGCAGACCGTCCGCATTCTGATAACACTTGCCGTGGTCTACACCCGTCTCGTCAATCCACTTCGAGTCAGCCTGCTTGAAGTCGCTCTGAATATTCCAAGTCCAATACTTTTTCGATGTAGAGCCCTGACCCTTGCGAGTCATATTATGCAGCGTGCCTGAGTGCCGCGGATCACCCACCTTATGCACCACCACATCGCCCACCGTAGCGGTCGGTTCCTTAAGCGAAGGAATCTTGCCCTTGTACAATAGCGTGTTGTACTTCTCGTAGGCTTTTGCGTAAGAGATAAGACCATTCTCGCCCAGGATGTCGTTTTTAGCCTTAAACGCCTTCTTTTCGGCAACGGTCGGGAATGAAGCGAGGTAGTTCTGACGAATATCTGTAGCCGAGAGTGAACGCTTGTATACACGCAGAGCATACACATCTATGTCAGCGCCCTGCGGAGCGATTACAATACCGCCGGTCTTCTTTATGCCGTCCACCGCCTGCCAGAACTTGTCGTTATTGGCATACGTGAACTCACGACTGATAATGCCATTAATGAACACGCGCACATAGTTTGTGCCCTGGTTGTAGAGGTTCGGCACGATGTTCACCGCCACATGTGTTCGCTTGTCCTTCTGGTAAATCCAGTTCTGCGAACCATCTACACGCTTCTGGGCGGTCATAAAGCAGCTCTCCTGCGCCTTCACCCAAAGACCTACGAGATAGTCATCGACAGTCGACTTCGTACCCATCTGCAGAAGTATGCCGCTCTCGTCTGTCACGTTGCGCGTAGCAAAGTCTAGCTCGATAGTAAGACCTTGCGCTGGTGTATCATCAGAATAAGCGTCATACTCAATAGCCACCTTCGCGCCATCGAGCACTCTGAGGCATCGAGAATTAGTCTCCTTGTCCACTACCCAACCGTCACTGATATAGCTGAAGCCTTCAAACGTAGCATCTACCAGCTCGCCGTTCGACTGATTGACAATAGTGCCAGGAGCCTTCTCGCTGTTATTGCGAGTGCGTGGATTGAGATAGAAGTCAGCGCCTGATGTCGGTGCAAAGTTCTCCGAGTTGTCAATAACCACGCGCCACGGGTCACGCAGCACGATGTTGCCCGATGAGAACGACATCGAGGCAGGGAAGTTGTTGTTGTCAGCAGTCTCGATTTCGAGGTCAAAGATGAGCTGCGCAGCCTCGTTGTTCTTCACGCCCAGCACCTGCTCGCTGTATATCACCTTCTCGCTTTCGAGATTCGTTAGCACAAAGCTGATGTCTGTGCTATCCTCCTGAGGGTTGTAGATAGCGTAGCTGAAAGCGGTGACATTGCTCCAGTTCTGGATAGGGTTCGCTATGTCGTTAAGCACAAGCAATGGTGTTGTGGTACCCGGCATAGAGCACATAATGTTCAGCGTCACCGGCTCTGTCTTCACAGTCTCGCCTGATGTCACCCACGTCTCGATGGTAAATACGCCGTGCTCCTGCGGATGGTCAATGGTAGCGTTGTATGGGGTCTCCGAGAACACCACCTTGCCAAGCGCATAGTCATACTCCTTGGTGTATTTCTTGTTCTGCGATGTCACCTTCATGTGCAGCGTCTTGTCGATACTGCCCGATACGCGTACCGGTATGGTGATAGTCGGAGCCACGGCTTTATACTCAAACTGATTCTCCCACTTAGCAGAATACTCAATCTGAATGTTTGTGAGTGTCACTGTGATATTGACGAACGGAGTCTTCTTGCCCGACGTGTTGCCAGTGGCAATCATGCGCACCGACTGCGTGCCGTCCACGCAATAGGGCGAGAGGTCGATGGTAGTGCAGGCCTCTGCGTCCGCTGTTGGCTGCGATACGATAGTAAGCGTGCCTGCAACCTTCCACTCCGAAGCGGTCGATAGTTTCGTCTCAATCTGCAGTACCGCGTCCTCGTTTGTGTCCTGCAGACTCTTGTCAGAGGGGTCGTAGAGCTGAGATGTGAAGCGTATCTTCGCTACGAGGTCGCTCTTTTTAGTAGCCGTAATGGTTCTCGCTCCGCTGTTCACGAGCTTTACGATGTAGGATGCCTCGCCGCTACCGCCGCCGCTACCCATAGGTATCTCCACGCTCGACAGCAGAAGGTGCGCCTTGCCCTCCTTGTCCTTAGACCACTCCGAGTAAGCCGCAGACGATGCAAAAATGCCTACTGACGCCATGTTGGTGGCTTCGTCAACATTCAGCAAAGCAAGATAGGAGCCCTTGGCTATGTCGATGCCGTCTATCCTGGTGCCAAGCTCAGCAAGCTGCTCTTTCAGAAATTTTTCTACCTGCTCACCGCTGTAGTTCTCCCACGGCGTCTTCATGTCAGGTATAGGTGTGTTTATTATCTGTGCCATATTATAATGATTAATGCGTTATTTTTTGCCGTACCGCCAGCCTTCTTTACCAAGCCAGGGCTTGCCGCCGATCCATCGACCTGCACCGAAGCAGCTGCGCACCGCTTGCCATACAAGCGTCGCACCCTTGTAAACTGCGCTTATCGCCTTCTCACCGTGCCGGATGACCGAAATCTGTTTGCCATTGATGATGATCATTGTCTATTCCTCCGTCAGCATATAGTACGTGTTCTCGTCTTTCTTGCTAAGCTGCGCATAAGCGGCCTCAGTCAAAGCCACGAGTTTTGGTATCTTAAGCCCTGCAAGCGCCTTCTCCGCTGCGTCGATGCGCTGCTCCAGTTTCGTGCCCTCCGCGCCGGGGTAGGCATCCTCAGAAGTCTTGCCCAGCTGCAGCCTTGCGTCGATAGGCTTAAGGTCTGTGCCGTCGAAGTAGTACAGCTTGCCGCTCGACTGATTGAGAAATAACTTGCGGCGACTGATGTTGTTATCATCATAATATAGTTTTCGGTCGAGCCAGTTCATGTAGTATTTCGCCGTTGATATCAGCGAACCGCTGTAAGCTGCGACGTATAGCAGAAAACGCTTGTTCGCAGGTTCGAAAACAACGTAGCAGTCGTCGTCTGTTGAACTTTTGTTCGATGACCCGTTCTCTATGCTGACGCCCGTCACCGACTTTTTGAAAGGCAATACATCAAAGGCACACGGAGGCAAATACCCCACATCGACATTGCCTGACTCGTTGAGAGGCGTGAGGCCTTCGGGGAAACCTATGTTATCAACAAGCGTCTCGAAGTCGTTTTTGACCTTCTGCGACGTGTTATTCGCTGCGTCGGCTTTTGTTAGCGCCGAAGATGAATTTGTAGCCGCTGTGTCTGCTGCATCTGAAGCCGATTTTGCGGCGGTTTTGGCTTCGTTGGCAGCTGCTATTGCAGTGTTCGCCGTGCCTGCAGCAGCTTCGGCTGCAGCGGCTGCTGACGCAGCTCTCTCGGTGATGGCCGTGTCGGTAGACTCGACGCGGTCGACGAGGTCTTTGAACATCTGACCGACGAGACCAGCGGTGTTTGACTCCGGAAGCACATTTGTCCGGATTGTCTCGGCTTGCGTTTTAAGTGTATCGTAATTCTTAGCCATGCTCTATTTGTTTGAAATTGTTTAAACTATTCGTGATGCAGCCCGGCAATGGTATTGCAAACTCTGCCATACAGCCATACAGCGCATTCTGTTCGTTCTGGAGCGGTAGCACTTTGACCTGGGTGTCAGGATCGAGAAGCAACAGCCACTTGTGCTCTTGTTTGCGTGCCATGCGGTCGTGCATCATACGTACAAAGATATCTGTTATTATCTGTGCTGTTAAGGACAGAGCCTGCTCCACCTCTGCGTAGTCGCCCGTGTCGGCAACATGTGCGAACACCTCGATGTGACACGTGTAGATGCGTGACACGGAGGTCGAAGAAGCGGTCAGCTGAAAATCTGTAGCTTCGAAGTAAACGGCAGGGTAGAGCAAATCACCAGCGAGAGCGGTGTTGCGCTTGTCGTCGTTCAGATTGACGAAATGCGGTGCATCGTCTGAATGATTGACAAGCGAGTGCTCTCTGCACAGCTGCTCAAGATATTTTGCGACGGTTTGTATTGTCATACTTTTCTGTGTTATTGAGGTTGTTTTGACTGTTTGATGCGTCGGTTCATAAGTCGAAAAGCATCGAGAGCAGGAAGCCGCTTGTAGCGGTCGATGAACGCAACGTCGTCGCCCATGAACGCGTCGAAGATGGCGAGCCAGTCTGTAGGGCGAGGCTTTTTCGGCTGTTTGTCGGTCTCCTCCTCTTCCTCGTCATCAGCTTGCGCAGGCGGAAAGAGGTGGGGGTACGAGCGCGAGAGCCATCGGCGTATAAGAATAAAATTCAGGAATACCGCTTGGCGCACATCTTCAGGTAGCTGCTCCACCGCTGCGATCTTCTGCTCCATGCCGTTGTCGCTTCGCGCCTTCGCATTGTAGAGCGAAGCGATGAAGTAAGTAAGATGATCTGCATCTTGGCTTATAGAATATCGCTGAAAGTTGGTGTCGGCTATCATAAACTGCTCAAGCGTGCAGCCGCTCAGACGCGGACCTGGTGATAGGTATTCAGTATCTGGCAGCTGTTCTATCTTGAAGTTGTCAACATCGTCGTCGAGACGTTGCAGCCACGTCGTGAGCTGCATGAGGCAGTAGATGAGGTAGTCGTCGATAGACTCAACCACCTTATCGGGCAAACCGAAGAACTGCGCGAGGAGCACATCGCGCGGCACGGCGCCCGACCATATTCTCGCTGCCAGCTTCAAGCCCTCGGCGTCGAGCTCATCCCACCGCGTCGGTATCTCATGCTCGTATACCTTCTTGCCGAATGTCACTTTGATATGCTTCATATTTGCCTACATAGTAAAGAAAGCGTTTTTGTCGTCGTTGTCACGCAGCGGTCCGATGCTTGTCTGCCACCCGACAACGTCGCCCATATAATTTTTAATGAATGCCTTGAGCGAGGCTTCGGCTCGATGTGCGTCAACCTCTGCAAGAGCGCAGCGGTCGCCTATCTGTCTGTCAGAAGCCTGCGACATGGTCTCATTGCCGTAGCTGCCTGCTGTGATAGCCTCGAAATACAATCCGCGCTCGGTGAGCGTGCCCGTCTGGCGCATCAGGCGTGCAGCAGCCTTTTTGACAACGTAGTCGGCGCAGGCGAGGCGGAACTGGTTGAGCGTGCAGATGCACTCCGGGAACTCTTCGGAGCCGTCAAGCCAGCGGCGCAGTCGCTTGTAGAGATCTTCGCCGAGGATGGCGCAGAGGTCATACTCCTCTACGGTGTGGAACTCTGTCTGCAGGCGCATGAACACTATGTGCGACGAGTTGATAAACACGAATTGGTTCGCCTCACGCGGAGAGCGCACGATGGCACAGCTGCGGTCGGTGTAGCACTTCGACTGCTTGTACTCCGGATAAACGTCGAGATGATCGTCGAGGAAGTCGAGCAGAAAGTCGAGGGCGTTAAAACCGCGGTTCTTGAATGTGGCGCGCAGATTGTCCTCTTGATACTTGTATGCGCCCTGCCAGTCGCCCGAACCCTGACGCTGGAAGCCTTGGTCTGTAATGCGTAGGTTGAGAGCGTCGAAGTCGTGCCAGAAGGCGAGGTTTACAACGGCGCGTCGAGCTATCTGCAGCAGTTGCGGAGCGAGCACGTCGCCCTCGGGCATGTTGTCGCAGACGGACTGTATGCGGTCGGTCATGGCGTCGCCGACGAGCGGACGCAGAAACTGCTGCTCCGCACCGTCGAGCGGCGCCTGCATCTTTTGAAAAGACAGCGATGAGGATACGGGCACAAAAGGCGAAATCTGCTTGCCGTTATCCCAATTTTCTTTAGAAAATAGCATAGTCGTAAAGTTTTAAGATAATTGGTGTGATGTGCCAGCTCCGGTGTCGAGCGTGGTCAGTATAGTGTTGCGGTAACGCAGCTGCACGTCGTCAGGCACGCCGTTGAGCTGCAGATACAGCTGCAGAGGATCGAGCAGGTTCTGGCGGTCTATCCACGAGTTGGCTATGTTTACGAGGAACGCCTCGCGTATGTTCGAGCCGCCCTGGTTGCCAGCGTACGAGCCGCCCGGCATGCCTGCGCCCAGCACGTTAGGGTTCACCATGAGTGCGAAGAGTATCTCCGAGTTGGCAGCAGCCGATGTCACGAGATTCTCTTGGCCAGCCGAGTATTTGTTAGAGAGCGGAGTGATCTTCCACTCCTCCTCGATGCGACCGTTCATCTCGTTCACGGCGTAGTTCGTGAAGATAGGCTTCTCTGCGTTCTGCGCGCCGAGCAGGTTGCGCTCGATCTCATCCATGTACTTGTTGATAGCAGCCTTGCGTAGCTCCGGATTGTTTTTGAAGTCGGCGGCAGGGAATTTCTTATCCCAATACGAGTAAGGTATCTGTACGTGCCACTTCCAGGTTGTCTGGTTTTTGTACGCCTTCTTCAGGAACTGCGGCACGAGGTGAGCGATATCAACCCAGCCTGCAACATACGCTGGCCACCAAATCGGTTCGCCGTAGATGTCGTCGTTAGACCAGGAGTCGCGCACCGGGTAGACCATGCCCTGCTTCAGCTTGCCCATGAAGCGCAACAGCTCAGCGTGATTCTCCGGCGAGTAGTCGTTGAGCAGTGGTAGCACCGTGTAGCTCGACGGCGACAAATCCCATGATCCGCTGACTACGCAGTTCTGCGAACCGAGTGCATCTGACGGCTCCGTAAATCGAAAGTGTTCGCTATTGATAGTGTTGAGACCGAGGATGCTGTTGCCGGCTGCGTTAGGCACGAGCTGCACCGCCGAGCACCCCACCTTCAAAAAGTCGCGCAGAGTCTTCTCCATGTATCTGCGCACTATTCGCGAGCTCACAAAGCGCTGTATGTTATTGTCGTCGATAGGCTCGAGAATCTCGTCACCCTTGTCGTTGTAGTCCTTAACGCGGCAGGCAAAGATGCCCTGACCCATCGTCAGGTTGCGTAGAAATCGCAAGCCGGTGTTGAGCACCGTGGTCGTGCGCACTATCTCCGCCGCTTTGGTGGGGAATAAGTTATCGCGCCCCCACGCCAGCACACGCTCCTCGCCTACGACGATGTAGTCGTGACGTGTGTCGTCGTAAGGGAAAAGTACCCGTCGTCGCTCGTCAGAGGCGGTGCGGTCTACCTTTGTATCGTAGAAGGCGGTATCGCTGCTCATCATGAGCGGCACGCCCTCGCTGTTATACAGAATATCCATTGCTCCAGTCTATTATGTGTGAGTTGTATTCGATGATGTTTGTAATCTTCACGGGAAAAACGTGCAGCTCCGGGTTGCCCTTGCAGTCGCAGGGCTGGATACCGCGAAAGCGGTGACGCTTCATATCCATACCCTTGCATCCCGTTGCATAGGCGGTAGGAATGAAGCGCAGCTTGCCGTCTTTTGTGGTGAACTTGATAGAGAAAATACGCCGGCGGCCGAAGCGGTCGGTGCGTATGTCGAGATCTGCAAGCATCGTGCTTGCGTACATTGTCTTTTGTGTATCTGCCATATTAGTCGAAGGTTTTGTCGAAAGGAGGTTTAGCAAAGATGGCGCCCTTGCCGGTGTCAGGCGTAACGACTGGCATCTGCATGTGGCGTCTGTCGGCATATCGCCATGTTATTGACACGTTTGCAGGCTCGTTGGTCGGACGCGAGATTGAGGAGTCTACTTCTGTGATCGTAGCGCGTCGCAGCGTGCCATCGGCGTAGACCATCAAGTAATGCGAGCCCATAAGCCCGTAGACAACGTCTTTCTCCGCTGGTCTGAGCCACCCCGTGTTAGCCTTGTGACTCTCAACGAGCTGCGCGTTGAGCTGTATATACTCGTTGTTGGCATAGCCGAAGTCGCTCTCCAGCTCTTGCTCTTCGGTATCTTTGCCGCGAAACGTGAAGCTCTCTGGCACGCCGAACAAATTGAGATAAACGAAATGTGTGGCAAGCGAAGGACGCGTTTTGTTGTCGATGTCGAAAGAAATCTTGTCAGCCTGCTTGCCGTCTTTAAGAAGTACGATCGTATAGTAGAGCAGCGTGCCGATGGGAGCCGATGTCACTTGCTTCACCTCGTCAATGTCGGCAAGGAAAACGAAGTAGTCGTTCGAGCAGTCTACCTCTACCGTGACCTCGCGCCATGCCAAGCCGCCCTTGTTGAGCTTGTAGGCAGCACCCACCTGCAGTGTCAGGCCGCTGGCGCCTGCCGTGAGTATGCTCACCGGCTGCGGAGAACCCGGAACCACGCGACGGCGGCGCAGCAGCGTGGCGAACATAGGCTTAATCTCTGTAATTAGTCGCGTCATATAGAGCGCATGAACCTGCTTGCTCTCGCCGTTGGCTGTGAGCTTTAGTTCGCACGACGCCGAGCGGCTGCCCGGCGTAAGCATGGTAGAAGGCTTGAAGCTGGCGAGTATGGCGGTGTTGACGAGCTCAGATAGACGCTCAACGTGGACGCAGCCATCTGGGCCTGGAGCGTAGGAGGAAGAGAAGTCGAAAAGGGTAGTGCTGTCTGCTGTGATGGTTGTCGTAAGCACAACATCACCCTCAGCCTTGATGGTGATGTCGTCGGCTGAGGGTGAAAAAATGAGAAGAGGAAGTGATGCAAGTGTAGGCATTTTGCTATGGTATATATGGAAAGAAACTGTTACCAACGGAATAATCTGTAGCCTACGCCGGCGAGAGGAGCGTGCTCGGTAAAGTTGTAGCCAGCGTAGAACGCCCAGCGGTCGTAGCGGTACTCCGCCATGATCGCCATGTGGTTAAGCCCGAACGTGGATAGCACGCCTACGGAGTTAGCCGTCGCGAGTCTATTTGGTGTGAACGTGAGGCGCACTGATCGGCCTGCTATCACGTTTTGGGTAATGGTGTCGACGACAATCGCTTCAGCACTGCCTCCGAGCTTGCCCGGAGCCGAGGCGCGCAGTGTGTCGCGATAGATATGTTTTGAAAAATACTCTGCGAGTATGGCTGTTGTGTCTACCTCTGCAGGTACGTCAATGCGAACCGTATCTCTTGGCATCGGCACGTATTTGGTGTCCACGGTAACGGGTAGGGTGTACTGCGGATCGTAGCGAGAAGGGAGTCTTGCCGAAACCTTCGCCCCGGTGCAACGACCGAGAGCGAAGGCAACAGCAAAGGTTGTTAGAAACGCGAGTAAAATGGCAAGCCACTTGAAACGAATCATAACCGATTGAAATAGTTAACTTATTAAAGCTTATTTAAAAAAACAACAAACTAACTTCTGCGAGAAGGCGAGTGTGTGATGCGGTCTATAGCCGTAGCTGCCACGCGCTTCACCACGTCGATGTAGTAACTCTTCTCCCTGCCGTCGATGCACGCCATATTCTCGAGTATCGAGGTGGTATGCTCAACAACGAACGCCATCATCAGTATGACGGTAAGCACGTCGAAGAACCATGCACCCACCATCCACTGCAGCGTGTTGTGTCCGTACTGTGCAGCGAAGTAGGAGAACATCTGGCATGACACGAAGAGCGAGAACCAGATGAACAGCTTCAGAACGAAGCGCGAGAACTTGGAGCTCTCGAAGTGTTCCATGCGCTTGTGGCTTGCGGTGACGCCCGACACGAGTTCAATGACCATCACGAAGATCATAGCGAGTGCGAGTATCGGCCAGATGCCGAGCACCGAGCAGATGACGCCCCAAACGGACGACAGTGCGACGCTCTGCCCTATGCTGACGTATTTCGTCGAAGGAAATATGCTCGACATAAGGGCGGCGACGCTGTCGTAACCGTAAGACATTAATATTCTATTTAATAGCATAAAAAGAGCCTTGATGATTAGTACACCACAAAGTTATATATAATATAGTGTTGGCCGTAGGACACAAAAAGCGGCGCGCCCTATTCACATAGAACGCGCCGCGAGGACAAAAAATGTATTTATCGGGATTATAGCTCAATGTCTTCAAGTTCGTATATCCGCCAGAGCGGTTCGCCGTCTATCGTGACGGCGCTGTAGCCGAGCTGCTGCATGTAGACGGTCACCTCTTCTTCGGTGAGTGGGTATGTGTTGCGCAGGGCGTAGACAATCTCACGAGAAGAGCGGAGAACGACGCGTCGCCGCTCGCCGTGAGTTGCATAATTTTCGGTGAAGTATTTTCGGAACCAGGCACCGTCTTCAGTCTCTGACGCGGCAGCCTTGGCAGGTCGTTTCTGCTTTTTGTCATCATCGTCGTTGTCGAAGTATTGCATAAAACCTATCTTCCCCATGTGTCACACCTCCTTTCTGGCTTGAGCTTGGTCGGGCAGTTGCGGTTCAGGCTCTTGAAATAGCCTATCACGTAGTCGATAATCTCGAGGTCGTAGAAGTAGTCTTTGTACTCCTGCAGCTCAAGGTCTGCCATCGAGCCGTTACGTGCTCTCTGTAACAGATGCTCGCCGACGTTGGTCAAAAACTCTATGATGCCGGTTATCTCGCCTCGCTTGATATCTTTGTCAAGGTTGCGTACGATGTCTGTTGTTGCGCACTCGAAAACCTCTGCAGTCTCAGGCTGCTGCGCCTGCTGTGCCTGCTGCGTGTTGTCGTTGGTTATCATGCTTCGCCTCCTTTCTCCTCCTGGTTTAACTTGTAGACGTTGTAGCCCGAGAGGACTACACAGCAGAGGGCGGCGAGGATGCTGCTCTCGGCGCTGATGGCGCCAACGCCGAGAGACAGAAGCGCAGCATGAACGCGCAGAACCTCGCGGCGTGTCACCTCGAACTCGCAGATTGTGGTGTAAAACTTGCTCTTTCCGTTGAGCCACGCCTTAACGGAGGCGGTGCTGATGCTAAACGGGCGCAGTTGAGCGGTGCGCTGGATAGATGCAGATGTTTGCATAATATAGGATGTTGTAGCCTTATTGCCGGGATCCGCCCGGCGCGGGTTGACGTAGGGGTACGAAAAAAGCGGCTCGCACTTCCTCGTCTGCTACAACATCCATGCTCTCCGCCACAAAGGGCTAAAAAACACGTGGAAGGCGAACCGCCGTATTCTGTCTTTCTGCATCTCCACACTATGCGGAGTGCTCCGCATGAACAAAGGGCGAATTACCCTCGTATCGATGCGGCAGGTTATGGGCAAAAAAATAAGCCCACAACGTTTAGAAAAAGTTGGTTGGGCTTGAACATATCGTCTCGCCCTTTGTTCATGCGGAGTGCTCCGCATGGATATCGTAGCGATGGCAAAGGTAGAGATAAAAATCTGAACGTGCAAGGAATTTGCGAGGAATTTTTGAAGAATTGCGAGGAAAACGCTCCAATTTGGCGAGAATTGGAGAGAAATGGAAATAAAAAGCCCTCGATGCGTCACGCACCGAGGGCTCCAATAAGCTCTTTAATATAATGAATGCTGCGAAATTAGAAACTTGCAGCGATCATGGTGCCGCATGGTCGGGCGGCGGTGTTGAATTTATTAAACAGTGACCATTTCAATATCCTTGGCAAGTCGGCGCAGACCCGACTTTATTTTCTCCACCTGCTGATGGCGCGGCTTCGACAAGCCGCTCGCATAGTGTGAGAGCTGCTTCTGGTTGATGCCCGTTATTGACTGAAGAGCGGCAAACGAGAATATGCCACGATAGTAGTCGAGCAACGTAGCTACATCAAAATCGTAGACGAGCCTATACTCACCGTCAAACACCTCCGGGTATACATCACCGTCTTTACGTCTGCCTTCGAGCCAGAAGTCAACACTCTCCTGGACATACTCCTTAAAACCGTCAATGTCGCCATCATAGGCAACGACCCAACCCGGCAGTAAGTCGCAAGCGCAACAGTAGCCGCCATCAGTACGGGCAGCTTTAATCACAACATTGTTCATAATATATTGTTTTATATGTTAATCTTAAAATAGGTGGCAGCCACGACCGCCACCTTACTTTGTCGAATATCAAAACAAGCGTCAGCTTCGAATGTGTGGGGGGAGGGGCGGAGCTTCAGCTCCACCCCAGTTTGTCAGAACCTAAGCCCCGACTGCCGTTCAATACTACTGAGGAGCCATCCGCAGATAGATGTTGAAGGCTTGCCGTTGACAGTTACAACACCCTTTTTTGTAGGGTGCTTGAACTCTCGGTGGTCCCCGTTGTAACGGTCTAAGTACCAACCGTCGTCAGTCAAGATTCTCAGAATCTTAGAAACTTTTACATTTTTCATAGATCGCTTGTTTAATAATTCAACACTGCAAAGGTAGTAATTTTACTACGAATAACCAAACAAAACAATAACTATTTTACTACGAAATGTAAAAAGCCACCGACGCATCTCGCGCCAGCGGCAAGGATAAACGTGAAAAAATAACTGAATCAATTAAAACTAAACAACATTAGTATCCCCTAATTAAAAACCTGCAGCAAAGATACGCAGACAGATCTGAACTTAAAAAGACAACAAAAAGCCTCCGACGACGGCTTTTTACCTCTTTGGGACCCGCCGCAAAAATGCTGCAGGCGTTTTTGCGGCGGGCGGAAGGGCGGTGGGTGGGAAGAGAAGCAACCATTTCGTTGAGCTCAACAAAATGGTTGCGACGACACCGACCTCGATGCGTGAGGTCGGTGCGATGCGGTCTATAGCTTGCCCTCCTCCGAATAGCTGTAGTATGTGCTATCCGTTACGATGACGTGGTCTATCAGATAGAGCCGCATTGTAGAGCACGCCTGCTTTAGCGTTGCCGTGATGCGGTCGTCGTCGCGGCTCGGGCATGGGTTGCCGCTGGGGTGGTTGTGTATCAGGGTGAGCGTGGTGGCGTTGTTGACGAGAGCCTCGCGCAATATGACGCGCACGTCTACGGCTGTCTCGGTGAGTCCGCCGCTTGATAACTTCACGGATTTAATCAGCTTGAAATTATTGTTCATGAGCAGCACGTGCGCCTCTTCGTGGTCTGCCGTGCCCACTATCGGGCGGAAGTATCGCCAAACGTCTTCGGCGGTTCTGAAGCTCGGGCGGTCGGCTGCTGCTTCGCGCTCGATGCGCTTAGCGAGTTCGAACGCTGCTTGTAGTGTCATTGCTTTCTTGGGGTCTACGCCCTGCACTACTTGTAGTTCTTCGGCGCGTCGGGTGGCGATGTCGCGTAGACTGCCGCCGCAAATGTTCACTATCTGGCGAGCCTGCTGCATGGCTGCGTGCGTGCTTTTGCCTTGCCCTATTATTAGGCTTATGAGTTCAACGCTGTTGAGCGAGTCGAAACCGCTATTATATACTTTGTAGTCGGGGCGTTCTTCGCGAACGAGTTCTGAAAAATTGTTCATATTGTTTAGCTTTAATGGTTATAAATTGCGAATAAGTTTGGTGCGTGCGAGGAACAAGCCGCCGATGACGTTAGCATCTACAGCTGCGAGTTCTTCGGCGAACTCCTCCGCCGTGGCTCCTGTAGTAATGAGGTCGTCGAAGAGTATCACGTTCTTGCCTGCGAAGAAGTCGGGGTCAGTGCTCACGTGGTAGCCATACGACTCGCTGACGATGTGCGCGGCGTTGTTGTGCTTCGCTTCGCGTATGCCGAAGATATTCACGTGTGCCGTGCCGTTCTGTATGCCGGTGCGCTTGCTTACCTCCTCAGCGAAACGCTTAAAGCGGCGGTTATACTTGGCACTTGTAGCCGCAGGAATACACACGAGCACATAGTCTTGATTGCTTGCGCCATACCACTTATTAAGGCACTCGCTTACGATGTTGACGGCGAAGTCTACCGCATGGCGGTCGCCGCGCTTGAAAGAATAAATAAAGCGTCTTATGCGCTCGGTATGTGCGTCGTTGGCGGTGTAACGCTTGGGCAAATAGCTGTAGAAAGTGGCTGTTTTCATTTTTTGTCCTCCTTAAATAAATATTCTCCGAGGCGAGAAAGGAGCTTTTTACAACTCGTCTGAATCGCTGTCGAGAGTTTTTTTTTAGAAAAACATTCACGTCGGGTCGAATTTCGCTTTTTACACCGCAACAAAACGACGGAAGCAAGGCGAAAGAGCAAGGAAAAGAATCGGAATTTTTATGGAAAACCAAGTTTAGGGAGGTATCCGTAGGAAGGATAAACTCGGAAGGCTGCCATAAAAATTCAGAATCTTTAGCGTAGCGATACTTGACCGATAGCCGTCCGTCGTAACTTCGCGGAGTAAAAAAACGAATATCGAGCTGATGCGCAATACCATATAAAAAAGGCTCTCGGCTGCGACAGAAGACGTCAAACAACCACCATGTGCGACATAAACGGCGCACATACCAAAATCCCCGAAAAACGGCGTTTTCTTAGCTTTGCTATAAGGAGAAAACGCCGATTTTCGGGGCGAAATTTTTTCATTAAAATAAGTTAAGGACTACGTATTTACGAGGTTTTCGCGTGGACTTTTTTAAAAAGTCCGCTCCTACGTGACAACGTAGCCAGCCGCGCCCTACCGCGGCGAGCGCCCGATTAGTCGCTTTTCAGTTGATATATGACACCCCACCGCCCAACCGACAGCCGCCCGAGGGCACAAAAAAACGACCGCGCGCAGTCCTAAATGGAAAGCGCGCGGTCGGCGAGCGATAAAAAGAGCGACAAGAAGTCAGACGCGACCGTCGACGAACGTAGAGTTAAGTCCTCGCAGCCTTGTGTAGTATTTAGTCCAGATGCGCTTGTCCACGCAGTCGCCGAAGTGAGTAGCGTCCTCGGGCAATATAGACTGCTTGCGCTCCGAGCTTTTGTCTTTTGCGAAGCGACCTTGCGAGTCCTCGACGACACGCGTGTTCTGCATAGATATAAGCGTATGTCTGCATCGCGTGGCGTTGAAGCGCACGCGAGGAAAGCGTGCGTCGGTCTCGGAGAGAATGTATGTCCACAGCAAGAACTTCTCGTGCTGCGGCGGCTCCATGCCTGGATGCACGCGCTGCTCTACCTCCCAGCCGAACCTCTGCAGTCGTTCGACGAACAATTCGTTGTACGACTTCTTTGAGTTGGCACGCTTGGCATCGCCATAGCGGTCGCGGTATAGGGTGACGCGCTTGCAGGCGTGGTGCTCGTAATAGACGAGGAACTTGTCGGCGAGGGCGTTGACCTCGGTGTCGGTCTCATCGTCACGCTTAACGTAGAACTCGTTGATGGTGCAGTCGATGGGTGTCTGCGACACCAGCTTAGCCGAGAAGTCGAACGAGCGCTCCTGACCAACCGAGAGGAAAGAGGCGGCAGAGCCCCAGTCGGTGCTTATCTCAAGCGGCTGCGTCGGGTCGCAGTCGATGTCGGCACGCGAGTCCTGCACCTGCGCGAGATCCTGCCAGTTGTAGTCGTTGTTCTCAGCGAAGTCGCGCAGGTAACTGTCGTTTGTGGCGTTGTAGTATAGATGACGATCGTCGAGCTTATAGTAGCAGTGGTCGACCTTGTCGAGCACGAAGTTGAGTATCTCGACCATGAATGAGAGCTTATCCATCACGCGGTACTGGTTGACGATGTACGACATGCCCAGATTCTCGATGTTGTCGAACACCGAGCCAAGTATGAAGAGTGTGGAGTCTTTTGAAACAAACGGCGTGAGCTCTCGCCGCATGCGCACGGTCTCGTTCCACAGATCGCGAAACAGAGGTTTGTCGTTGGCTATATACGCCTCGATCATTTGCATCTGCACCTGCACTAAGCGGTTCCAGCGCTGAAAGAGCGGAATGCCTCGCTCCTTCTCGTAGTATTCAGCCGGACTGAGCAGCCACTTCTGCTGCGAGGTGTAAGGCATAGAAGAGAGAAAGGCGTTGCCGTGATGCTTGACGATATGATGCTCGGCGCGCTTGCCGAAGATGCACTCGTTGCCGCGGTTTGTCGGCGCCACCTCCTGATCGAACTTCTCCTTGTTGATAGTCAGCGCCTCGTCGGTGATGTTGAAGTCGGCGTTAGGACCGCGGCTGCTGCCCTCCTGCGTGAGGACATACAGACAGTGGCCGTTGCTAAACGAAATAACATGATCGAACTGCATAATGTGCTCGTACGGCCGGATAAACGACTCCGGAGGCCGCTTGCAGACTACGTAGTCGCCGGTGTGCGTCTCGTAGTCGTAAGGCTTGTAGCCCAGCATCTCGAGCATCTTGAACGTAGACGGCAGCGTCTTGGTGAGCGCCTGGCCGATGGTAGCCTGTGCAATGGTAGTGATGCCGCGCGGCATGATGCGCACGTTCTCGTCGACCTCTGCGCCGACGATGAACGACTTGCCCGTACCGCGCGACATGATAGCGTACTTGTTCTTGGCCTGCAGCATGAGATACGCGTACTGCGCGCGGTTGACGTGAATATCCTCTTGCCAGTAGTCCTGATGTAGTGTTGTCATGTCTGCATGATTTCTTCAGCCTGCGCGTCGTCGATAGGCTGATAAAGGTTGTCAATAAGTTCTTTCTTCTCCTGGTCGTTGAGAGCACGCACGTCGCCGAGCGGCATGCTGCGCTGCTCGCCGTTGTTGTTGACGATCTGAATAAAGAACTGGTTCGCCTGCATACGTCGCGGGTCTTCCTCACAAAGAGGCTTGTCGCCGATGATTTTGTGCAGCACGAGCTTCGCCTTATTCCACTCCTTCAGGTCGCCGCTCAGCTTGCACTCACGTATGAGCTCAAGCTGGTCTTTAATCATCCATGCCTGCCAGAAATCCCAGTCGAATGTGTGCCGCGACTTGTAGAGCTGACGTGCCAGGGCAATGTCGCGCCTTACAGTCGATGACGACACATCGTATTTCGCTCTCATGAGTCTGATGACATGGTTGTCGTCGGGGTAGTCGTCAAGCAGTCTTGCTGCCGACAGCACCCTGCCGAACTGCTCCTTGCATCGCTCAGGCAAAGGGTTGTTCTCCGGATCGACGATATGGGCTTCTATCTCATCGTGTGTGAGTTTAGCGATAGACTTGTATTCTCTAACCATATTTTAGTTGATTTGAAATGTCGTTGAGCATGCGCAGCAGCTGCTCAAGAGCAGGATTGCTGCCGTTTTGTGCAGCCTTAATTATGGAGCGCTGCACCTCCATCTTCTGACGGATGTAGCCTCGATAGTAAGCAGTGCGTGCTGCCGACGGCTCGTTGAGCATATCTTTAAGCTCGTGCAGCTCCATCTCGAGGTTGATAGCGATGAGTGATAGTGGTATGAGGCAGTAAGCCATATCCTCAAGAGCTTTACTTTGCTCCTCTGTCAAATTCTTCATACATTATTTTATTATCGAATCGCCAGATATCCTCTGACGTGTGAATGATGCCTCGCTCGAGCTTCGGGTTGTGCGTAGCGTTCTGCGAGCCGACGATGCTGACGTGCCAGTCGGCATTGCTGATGAGAGCTACCTTAGCGTGCAGCGATATGCAGCGGTATGAGTCCGGAAACGACTGAATGAGATGAGCGAAGGGTTTAGGTGATATCGAGCGTACGCGGTTGTCGATTAGAAAACGTATCGATAGTATCGTGCCGTTGTCAACGTAGCGACGTAGCGTAGATATCGAGTCCTCGGCTATAGAGAATGTCGACAAGAAAACGTGAGCAGGCCCGGTCTGTCGAAGCACGTACAGCATGAGCTGTATGAGATTGAAAGCGCCGTTGCTGTAGAAATGCTTGTCGCGTCCGTTGGCAATGGCGCCAAGCTGCGAAGGGCGTTCGAGAACGTCGGCTACAACCTCGATGTCAGAGGTGGAGCGGTCGAGCACATTAACAAGAGAGCGATGATCCTCTTGTGGGTCATCGCTCCGTTGTGGAATGGCAATAGTCTGAGGATCGAGAATCATAGGCTATCTCGATGCGAGTTCGTACTCAATCTTCGAGCGCTCCGCCTTGAGGTTCTCTATCTGTTTGAGCAGCTTTACACGTTTTGGCGACTCTGGCATCGGGTTCTCAGCTGACTGCTTAGAGTTCGACTGATAGAGCAGCTGGTTCTCCTTGCGCGTTATCTGGTCGGTGAGCGACTTTCGGCGTGTGCGTAGTTTCTCGGTATCCATCGTCTTGTAGTCGGTCTCTGCGTCTGCATCATCGTCAATCTTTGGCTGCTCGATAGAGCCTGCGATGTTCTCGAACGTCTCTCGATCTGGAACTGTGCCCTCTTTGTCGTAAGCCTCCTTTATCGGAGCGAGAGCATCCATGTAAGCAGTGAGATGCTCCATCTCTTCGCCTATCGCCTTGCGACGAGCGACAGAATCCTCGTCGTTAGACTCGCCTATCTCCTGACGTTGACGCGCCAGCTTAGCGCGCTGTTTGTATGCATCGGCGTAAGCCTTCACGATGAGCTGCATAACCTTAGGCATAGCCTTAAACTGCTCGGTGTCGGCAGTCTTCGCCATGTCGTGCTGCTCTGCTATTGGCTGATGCTCGCCGTCGCTATCGTTAAGGACGTCAACGTCCGAGCCATCGATGAAGCGAGGGTCGTCGGGGTTGTAATATACCTGAATGACATCGCGCAGGCATGATGTGAGTTTCTCTGCAGTCCATGGCTGCTCACCCTTGCGTGCGAGCAGCGCATGTACCGTAGGCTTGTAGCCAGACATGGCGAGGATCTGTAAGCCGGCTACAAAGTTGCGTTTGTCTCTTGACTGCGCGAGCCACTGCATCGCCATTGTGCGTGCTTTGAAATAATTATCTGAAAGTTTCATAATAACAATAAAAACATTTAACGCTACAAAAATAGCGATAAAAACAGCATCGCTTAAGGACAATAAAAAACCTCCACGGCCGCTGCCGTGGAGGGAAACAAATTGTAGTAAAATGAAAACCAACCCAGCCGTCAGACAGACGCCGCGGTAAGGATATTCTTGCAGTCGCCTTCGTAGGCGAGAGCTCGAGGAGTTGTAAACTGGAACTTAAGCGATACCTGGTTGCGCTCAGTAGGTGAAGAGCCGGTGGTGGCACCATCGCTGTCGGAAGCGAGAAGAGCACCACGACGCTTGTCGCCCATGAGATACGTTACATCGTTGTTGTCCTGCACGATGAAGAAGAGCTTACGGCCCTTCGCTGCGTTCATGAAGCCGAGGATCTTCTTGCGGATGCGTGCGGAAACAAGCGAGAGCTCCATCAGGAATGACTCGCCGCCAGTCTCGCCCTGCATCTTGATGCTGAACGAACCAGTATTGTCTGTAAAGTTGAGCTTGCATGCTTTGCAGCCGTTAGCCATGACAACATCGCCCTCAAGCGCGCCTGCCTGTTCGAGAGTCAGAGCGGCCTCTTTAGGAGTAGGCGAGTCTGGCCATGTAGCCACCTCGTCGTGATAGCCGAAGATGACCGACTCGACGATGCCGCCCATGTTGTCCTGCGCATCACACTCAAGAGCCGGGTCGATGTCGGCGAGCTCGAAGCACTTTTTTTTATCAGCCATACATTATATATATTATAGGTGAAACAAATTAAGCGGCGACAGTCGGGTCTACCGGCTGGTCGTTGACGCAGAAAATCTCCGGACGGAATGTCATGAACTGTGTGCCGAACACGTACTTGCCGAGAGCCTTGAACTTATAGTCGGCTTCGACAGCACGCAGCTTGCGCATATCGCTCGGCTTGTCCATGCCGTAGTAGACATTGTCCTTGAGCGTGAGCATCGCGAAGCTCGAGTTTGTCGGCATGCCTGGGCAGCGAATGATCTCGCACTTGCCGTTTGAACCGTAGAGGAACTGCTGGCCGGTCTCGTCTGGAGACTGATGCGGCGAGTGAACGTTAGGATGCTCGTCTGCGAACCAGTCGTCGTAGAGGTCGCCAAGGGCGTAAGGGATATAGAGCTTTGACTTCTGCTCGCGGAAGGGTTCCGGCATGTGTCGCCACATAGCAAGCAGCTGCGTGCCGATGTCGGCGCGAGTGAACTTGCCGGTCGACACGAGGTTGCCCTTGTCGGCAGAGATAGAGTTGTCGTCCTTGCCCTTCTTAATGTGCGTACCGAGACCGTCGAAAGAGTCTTTAAGCGAAGTCTTCTTGCCGGTGCTGTCGAGCTCCGCATTCCAGATGCACGGCAGGAGGTCTTCTGAAGCCTGCTGCAGGATGCGGTTGATGAGCCAAATCTCGAACGGATGCTTCGCGATGTCGAGACCGCCGCGAACCTCTGTGATGTAGGCACGGCGGTAGCGCTCCGGCTCGTCGAGGACCTCGATAACACAAGGATGCACCGTAAGGGTGCGGTTAGCGAACGAACCGATGTTCTGCTGCTCCTTGAACACGCCGGTATAGCGTGAAGATACGGTCTTGAAGAACGACTCCGTGAATGTGTAGGAATCGGTGACGCCCGTCATGGGTGTCATGTGGCGCAGCATTGCGTCTGCGCCCTGGTGGTCGATAGCAAGAATCTTCTTGCTATGAGCCTTCACCGCGGTGTTGACGGCGGTGATGTCAATAGGATCGTTGAAATTCATAGTTTACTCATCTAAGAAGTTGTTGACTGGATCTTTGCGGATGTCGGCGAACTCGTCAGTCACGGTGCCGCCAGCAGGCTGCTGCACCGGAGCCGGAATTTTGTCGAAAGCATCCTTAATCTTTGCGAGCTTCGCATCGAGACCCTCAGTGTTCTTCACCTCCTCGGAGAACTTGTCGAGCTTCTCGGAAACCTGCTTCTCAAGATTGCCGTTGTTCTCGACCTTGCCTTGAAGTTCGGCAAGATGATCTTCGATGGTCTGAAGCTGAGTGGTGGTGAGTGTGACTTTTGTGTCGCACTCGTCAAAGCCCTCTACCTTGAGAAGGGTGTTGACGTTGGTGAACTTTTTATTCATAATAGTATTTTTTGTGTTGTCTGGCGGCGTAGGTGTCGGAGCGCCTGCCTTGTTATGAACGCCAAGAAATTCGGCGAGTTTCTGGAAGAAAGAGCGCTCGTCGGAGAGGCCGCCGTCCTCGGGCATCGGGATAGAGCAGTTGCGGAAAGCGCTCACCATCTCGTTCGCAGCCTTGCTCGGCGCCTTCTCTTCGATGATCTCGTCGACAAGACCATACTCTTTACACTGAGAAGCTGTGAGCCACGGATTCGACTTCATCATAGCGAGCATCTCGTCAGAGGTGCGCTTGCCGCGTGAAGCATACTTGTCTGCGATGATGCGGTCGATAGACTCCAATCGCTTGATGTCGTCGGCGTTAGCCACGCCAATCTGCTTGAGTTGCTCTGCGTTCATCTTCTGCCAGTAGAACACTTCCTTCGACGAGCAGTGTACGAACAGCATGCAGTCGGAGTACATCTTGATGGTCTTTGCGCCGAAAAGCCATGTCGCAGCTGACGCGTTGTATGAATCGTGAATAAGAGTGACGTCGCCATGCTCGGCGAAAGCGTGCGATATCTGCACGGCTGAAGCCACGTCGCCGCCAGGAGAGGCGAGGCGCACAGTGACCGGCTTGCCCTTATTCTCGCTCAGGAACTGGTTGACTCGCCAAACCTGATAGCTCGAAATTTCGCCATTTAGGCGTAAGGTGTTATTTGCCATAATCTATAGAAATATGAGTACACTACAAAATTAGCCAAATAAAAACCTCGCGCCTTAGACGAGGCGCGAGGTTGTCAGACCGTAAAAAGCGATTAGATATTAGTCAAGTCATCAATGTCAATAATAACAGAGGGTGATGGCTGTCGTCCGGCGAATGTGAACGCCGAACCATTGAGTGCGGTGTAAGCGTCGCCCGTAGTGCGCTCAGAAGAGAACATCAGCGGCACGTCGACAGATCCGGAGAGGTGAACAGTGCCGTTGTGGTCGATGGATAAAACGAGCCACTCGCCGCGCTCGAGCTTCTCAAGAAGAACAGCATTGTCGCGGCATACCTTTGGAGTAACGCCCTCAATGGTAACATCCCAATAGTCGCCGCCATCGTCTGTGCTCTTCTGCTCTGTGAAGCAGAAAGAGCGGTCGCCATAGATAGGCAGCACGATGATGTTGTCGCGAGACTTCAACTCCAGCGCGTCGGTGTCGTTGTTGTAGTCGTGACGCAGTCGGAGGAAGTCAGTCGGAGGAATGGCGTATATCTCCGCCAGTCCTCCGATGTTGTTGAAGTCGAATTTAATCTCTCTCATATAGTTCTTTGCCTTGCTCGGTGATATGTCCGCTTTTGGACAATATCGCCCAACACTTTTGCTCTATTTTTTTGACAATTTGCTCGAAATCGTCGTTACCAGATATTTTTGAGTTGCGCTGCAGCTCTTTTCGGATGGAATCGGTATCCCAGTCGAGCTCGGTAATACCGGTTGCATTACGGAAGCGCTTGATGCGGTCGGCTATGCTTAGTCCGGTGACTGAGAGCATGGCGTTGTAGGTGTGCAGCACCTGCTTGACCTCGCTCTCCATCTTGGTATTCCAGCATAGAGTCTCCGTAGGAGTAAGCTCCCAGCCGTACCGTTGAAACGTGTCATATGTGATCTCTATCGCTACTCGCGTCGTGTACCGACCCTTGACGGAACTATCGCGCCGTGCTTCGGCACGCGTGAGCCTCTTTTTGAAATCATCGGCGAACTCTCTGTTCGGCGACAAATTTACTAACTCCTGCCAATACTCATCGGGACGGTTGAAGTTGGCGAGCAGCCAGCGTTTAACATAGCCCTTGCAGGGCACCCAGACCGCGAAACGATCCTGTTTGTTTGATTTTTTTGCCATATATTAAAATTTTTAGTTGTCTATGTAAGATAATGATGCCAACAGGCAGATGTCATTTTTTTAAATGCTTATACAGGATGGTGTATTTTTGCGACCAACCGACCAACCGACCAACCAACGCAAAAGTGCTATTGATTATCAGTGAGTTAGCTCATGGTTGGTAGCATAAATACTAAAACCAACCGACCAACCAACCGCAATTTAGCGATTTCGCCTGTACCGCAGACAGACTGAAAAACGCCAACGTTGGAAATGCAAAACCAACCACAACCAACCAATAACACCACTCAACCAACCACAACCAACCATACCAACTATATACTTATTACTCTTAACTTACTTATTATTAACTACTTATGGAGATTATTGCTATTTGAAAAGCTTGGCGCGGTTGGTCGGTTGGTCGGTTGGTCGTGTTTTTCGGCTCCCGAGGTTTTCAAAACGCCGTTTTAACGACCTCTCTTTTATTTTGGGTGTTCGGGTGACAAAAAACGACGGGCAAATGTCTCACGACACCCGCCCGTCTGACGCGATTTACAAATCTGACATTACATATTCTGATTACCGAGCCCTCCCTTGAGGGATATATGCACCGCCGCTTTAAAACGGGCGGGTATCTTCATCTTTGACAGTGATAGTAGCACGCTCGAAGTCGATGCCCATGAACTGCTGAAGTATGTTGTAGTCGAGAACAATAGCTGAGGTTTGTTTCGACTTCTTCTGTATCTTGATGATCATCGTGTCGTCGGGGTCGACCACCGCCATCGTAGCCTGATTGACAGTGCCGGGCGGAGTGCGCATTGTGCGTACCTCCTCTTGCCATATAAACTTCTTGTTGCTCACATCTCCGATGTACGCAGGGTGCGACTTGAGGTTGACGACGAGAGTCGTCAGGGTCAGTGGACGCTCGCCGCCCTGCATGGCTGCAAGATAATGCTTGTGAACGTTTGAAAGGTTCATGTACATTACCTTCTGACCTTCGGCAAGCTGCTTCTCTACGCCGCCTTTGAGTGTGACCTTAGCCGGCTCGTCGATAGTGAAGTCGCGGCCAATCTTGAGCGTACCCTTGTCGATGAGAAAATCGAGCGTATTGAAGAACGTAGCGAGTTTGTCGCTCTTGGCCAACATCTCGCACTGATGGCGAACCTTGTCAACCGCGAGTGCAAAGAACTCGTCGTACGTGAACGGTAAAGCCATGTGCGGCGCATCATTTATAAGCAGCCGGCACGTGGCAAGGAACATCGAGACCGTGCCTATGATACGGCTTTGGTCGCCGCTACGGCCAGACATGCCAACGAGTGCCTCCTGCAACTCTTTCCGCGACTGCTCCATGTAGCCAATGAAATGTGTGCGGAATATCGGGCGCAGCTTCTGAACCTCGACGAGCAGATATGACAAGCCCTCTTTCTCGTAGCCCTTCAGCTCTTTGAAGATGCGCTGCGCTTCGAGGTCTCCGGAGAAGTTGTGAGCAGGCACCTCGCACAGAACGACGCGGTTAGATAGCGCGTTGTCGTCGCGTTGCGGCGCCTCCTGGCCAAGCAGGATGATCGAGGCGTTAACCTTAGATGTCTCGATATCATTGCCAGTCGCTGAGCGGCGCTTCTGCTTGCCGTCGCCATCGTAGGTCACTGCCTTCAAGCCCTGGAACTTTTGGTCGCTTATCTCTTCGTCGTTGTATTCCTCAAAGATGCACGGCACGTCACGAAAGCGCTCCAGGATAGAGAAGAAGGCTGCGTCTGATATCTGGTTCAGGTTCGACGATGGCGCAGAAGGCACCTCGTACAGAGCTCGGATGCTCTGAGCTATCTGAGATTTGCCCGACGAGGTCTGACCAATGAAGAAGATCGCGGTGAAGTTGCCGATGATGGGGTAGAGGTCGGAACGAAAACCGCATAATATGGCGTAGATGATAGCCCACTTGCCGTTGTCCTCTATGCGATAGACGCGGTTCATCAAGTCGGCCCACTGTGCGAACGAGATACGTCGCGACTGCGGAACGTCGATATACCGAAGATGTCGGTCTTGTTCGAAGATGTCGGAGTCAGAACGGTCGTAAGCATATATCTCCGAGTATGCCGGCGAGTAGAAGAGGTCGCCGCCATGCTCGACGAGGCCGAGGTTGTCGACCTTCTTAATTTCGAAGTCGCCAGCCTCGTTGCGATGAAATATTGCATTAGACCATGCGAAAAAATCTTCTTTCTGTTGGCCGAAGGTACGCAGCTGGAAGCAGGTCTTGAATTGATGTGACATCCAAGTCCAGATCTTGTCGTAGTGCTTGACATTGCCATTTTCAAAGTTGTAAGCGCCCTCGTTGATCAGGGCTGCGCGGAACGTAGCCATATTTGCGAATACTGAAGACTTCCACTCAACGTATTTTGATTTTCGAATCTCCGGAGCCATCGATGTGATCTTCACAATACGTTTGTTGAGCTCAGGGTCTTTGTCGTACACGTGCAGCAGCGGCGTGAGAAAAAAGTCGCACACGCGGCCGTAGCCGCCGGAGTCATTCTTGAACATGTAACATACTGGTTCGCCCTTGCTCTTCGAAAGCAGCGGATAGAAGCCGTATCGTGACAACATGCGCATGTACTCCTCGCTCTCCTCGACGTACTCAGGCAGAGTATTGCCATCAATGTCGGCGACATCGTCGAGGTTCTCGCGCTCGGCTTCGACCTTATTCTTTGAGCGCTTGCGTGTGATGTACGGCTTGACTATATCTTTTAAGGCACGCTCTGACGGAAGCGAGAGGCATTTCGCCCACTCCTTCATCGAGCGAGTGCGTGTGACCTCAGTAGCTTCTGCGATCATCTCTGCAATGCGGTCGAGGTATATATCGACGACATTGGTGGTTGGTGCTTCTTCTCTTATTAACCTGCCATATATGCCGACATACCACTGAATGAAGCCAATGGTGCCCGAATCCACCTCGACGTCGAGGTGGAAGCCGGAGCGAAAGAGCTGCTTGAGCGTAAGAATCTCATCATTCTCTGTTTTGTCGTTAAGAGTTTCATTAGGCGAACCAATAACCACAGTATTGTCGAGCTGACGAAGCTCTTGTACCTCGCTATCCTCTGGGCACCCTCTGAAATACACTACTGGTAATGCGCCGATATTCTCCTCGAACTCACGCCAGGAGGTCGTAAGACGTATTTTGTCGTTGTCTTTGTCGTAAATTTCTTTAGCTTCAGATATGCCACAAAAGCCGCTTGCGGGCTCATCGTGATGCTTTATAGAGGACATGGCCTGGCGCAGTTTAGGCATCAATGTATCTGAAGAAACCTCTATCATCTTTGCGAGTGTGCGCATGTAGTCATTGCGCATGGTGTCCTCGGCGACATGGGCAATGGCATCGATGATGACCTTCAAGCCTGCCTCGCGGCCAGGCTCGTCGGCGGCTTGGCGATAGAGCTTCTCGTGCAAGTATGCAACAAAGCCTATTTCCATCTTCTGCAGCTTGTCTCTGAGCTGCCCGATGTTGGCACGTGCGAAATCGTCAGGGTCCTGACCTTCAGGCAGCATGATGCAGCGTACATTTATGCCAGCGTCAAGCAGCACTGGTATCTGCGCGATGGTAGCATGTATGCCAGCCTTATCGTCATCATAGATAAGAGTGACATTCTCGGCGAGCGAGCGTAGTCGCTTCACCTGAACTGCGTCGAGTGCCGAACCGCTCTTGCAGATGACGTTGCGAACGCCATTTTGCGCAAAGCTTATCACGTCGAACTGACCTTCGACGAGGTACGCCTTGCCGTATCTTGCAATCTCGCTGCGGGCTTGGAAGAGACCGAAGAACTCCGAGCCTTTTTTAAAAACTGCTGTGTCCGGAGAGTTTAGGTATTTAGCTTTAGCGTAACCGGAAATGTCGCGACCGGTAAAACCGATGACGCGCCCGAAGCGATCGAGGAATGGGAAAGTGACTCTTGAGCGGAAGAAGTCGGTGCGGTCGCCGTTGTCGCGTACGGAAACAAGGCCAGCCTTTTGTAGTATCTCAGGCTTGTATAGCTTTGAGAGGTCGTCGTACATCTGACGGTAGGTGCCGGCTGCGCCTACACGGAACTCGGCTCGAGCCCAAGCGTTGAGACCTCGCGACACTATGAAATCATCGGCAGCAGCGTCGATATGAGACACGAACCACTTGTTGGCGGCATCGAGCACGACCAGGAGCTCTTCACGTTCACGCTCGCGAACCAGCTCTTCGGGAGTTTTCTCCTCTACCTTTATGTCAATATTATACTGCTTGGCGAGCTGCTGTGCTGCCTCTGGATAGCTTATGCCCTCTATCTTGTGTACAAACCATATAACATTGCCGTGCTCGCCGCAGCCGAAGCATTTGAAGATGCGTTTCGCCGGCGAGACCGACATCGAGGCCGTGCGCTCATTATGAAATGGGCAGCAGCCGAAATAGTTGGAACCGCTCTTGCGTAGCGTGACATATTGTGACACGACGTCAACAATAGGCACGGTGTCAAGAATGCGGTTTATGTCATTATCAGAAATTTTCATGTCAGATTTTATCAGAATATGTTTGCGTCAGTCGTTGTCAAAAAGGTTGAGCTGCCGGTTGAACAAGAACTTCAGCAGCTCTTCGCGCGAGAAGTTGAGATGGTGCGCTACCCTCTCCATCTCATCAGAGGTCGCTTGGCGATAGCCTTGCCATATTTGCTGAAAGCGAACCTGATTAATATTCACGGCGCGATAAAAATCTTTTGTAGGATGGAAGTAAGCGGTATCTATCTTAACACCGATAAGTTCGCGCAGAAGGTTGCGCTTCACTTGCTGATGTCTGGCAATGCCGTGACGTAACATATACAGCTGCACTGAAAGTTCGGAGCGACCGAGCTTAGTAGCCATATCTTTTATCGAGATCGCCGTAGCATTTGTCTTAATATACTCGACCTCCTTCGCCGTCCAACGTTTTTTTGTATCAGTCTTGCTCATCTCCCTTAATTATGTTAAGGATGGAACTCATCTATAGGAATCCAGTGCTCCTGCGTTACATTTAGGAAAATCTTAATCGATGTGACAAGATCTGAGCTAATGCGATTGTATGTGTCAAGCCAGGTCTTCATCAGTGATCGCTCGGCTGCACAAACGACTCTACCGAAATCACTGCCTGCCGTATCTAAAATAATAATGCCGAGGTCGGCGTCTGCCTCATAAGAAGAAACGTGACCTATACCATCACTCTTTAGATCTTTGTCAAGAATATCCACGTAACCAAATTTTAGGCACGGGAAAGGGCATTCGATGTATATCATCGTTGCGTCTTCTGTGTTTTTTTGTGAGACCACTGCTGCCAGACCGCCTGCACGAAGCATCACGCCCAAATGCTGTGTTTTGTTATTTAAATGCTCCATATATATCAGTTATTTTAAATATAGACTTTGCTATAAATTATCGTTTAATGCTCCAAATCTCTCGTTTATTGACGCCATATCGCTCGAAAACAGCCTCGATATCTTCCTTGATAAAGGCCGGAATATTTGGGTAGTCGTTACGCTTGCGGTAAAATTCTGTGTCGTATTTGACCCCCATAATCTGCTTGATTTCAGCCTTAACTGCTGGAATATCGGATAGTTTTAGCTGTTCAAAGCCTGGTTTACAAGAATAATGTACTTTTTCTATTGCCATTATAAATATTTTTATTATATTCGGGAAATAAATTATATATATTGAGTGCAAATATACTATATATCTTTCGTATATAATTAAACGGAGCTAATAATATTTATGAAATAAACAAAAATTAACAATATGGCAGAGAAATCAGATTATCAGATTAGACTACAACAAGTAGCTAAGCAGCTGCACATCGTCGATCGTCAGTTCAGCTTGGTTTGTGGCATCAACGACAATTTCTTGTCGTCCGGGCAGAAGGATATCACAACAAGGCAGCTTGTGCCTATCCTTCGAACCTTTCCTCAGGTCAATCCCTATTACGTGCTGCTGGGCGAGGGCACCCCTCTTATTGACGAGAAGTTTGTAAATGAAGGTATGATCGGCCGCTATCTACTGCAATCCTTCTCGGAGCTGCAGGTAGAAGTGCGCCAGCTCATACAAGAGAATACTATTCTTAAGGCGAAACTTGAGCGATACGAGTCGCCTGACACCGGCAAAAAGAAACGTCTTCCCAAGCGTCAGTGTATAAAACCTGCTGAAAACAAGCAGGTTGAAGTTGTAACTAAGCCGGTAGAAAAATAA